ATTTCCGTTACAGAGGTATCAATGCCTGTTGCACCGGCTCCAAAGACTGTAAACGACTTTCCGTTTGATCTTCGAGCTTCAGATTTACTAGAATTTAAAATTAAAAATGGCAAGACAAATACGTTTGTTAAAATTTCATCTACTGAAATTAAAATAGGACTTCCAGAAGATGTACTAGTTGGCGGAAGTTTAACTTATACCGACAACGAAGAATGGCGCTTCCGTCGATTTGGAGACAAAACTGCAAGATTTATTCGTTTAGCACAGCTAAGATATGTAATAAAGGGCGATACTCCAGCTAGAGAAAATGCGCCATATGGTAATGAATCGTCAGTTAATCCTATATTTGCTTCTGAAAAAACTACATTTATAGAAAAACATTCAATTGATTTTTCCGGCGGCACGATTTCATATCCAAGTACTGCACATGCTAGTGGTACTGGTGATTTTACTTATGAAATGTGGATTAATTTTGATACTACATCAGGCGATCAAGCAATATATGATGCTCGTAGTGCAGCCAATAGTGTTACTCCTGCCCTTTATTGGAATCCGTCAAGTAGTCTTCAATTTTATTGGTATATATCAGCCGGAACCCGTATGAAAACTACTTCGTCTGTGGTTGCTGGTACATGGTATCATATTGCTATAGTAAGAAATTCAGGAACTTCGACTATATACAAAAACGGTGTTGCCGAAGGTACATTTAGTGATACGTATAATTATGCACCCTATGCTGGTCGACTTGGTGCGAGAGGCCAATATAGTAGTGCAGCATATCTTTTTAATGGTAAAATGTCAAATATTAGATTTAGTGACAATGCAAGATATACTGCAAACTTTACACCATCATCTGCAAATTTTACCACAGACTCAAATACATTATTATTAACAGGCAACTCAGACAACGAAGGCGCAATTACTGACTTATCATCAAATTCGCTTAGTATCAGTGGAGTAGGAAGTGTTGAACTTGTAACCGACACTCCATTTGGAGGAGGAGCAGTACCGCAGAGTCCAATGATTGCACTTGACGACGGATCTTATTTGAATAGTTATAGTAACGGTGTTGGAAGTAATCGATTTATAAAAATACCTGTTAATCCTAGGTATGATCATCTTACTGTTGCAATTGGAAAAGAGTACGGTTCAAATGTTACTACTGTATGTAATGCAGTAAGTAAGGAATTTTTAATAATAGGACAGTCTGGTTATTTTAACAGAGACGGAGTTGAAACATTTGAATATGTTAAAGATCGAGGTTCAAGTTTTAGAAAAAGAGTTGACAATGACCCTGGTGTTGTATTAGCTACTGCTACTGGTGGTGCCGCAGCACCTACTGGAGCTGAAGCGCAATCATGGTCTGATGGATGATTTAATAATATGTTGAGATAAAAAACTATATAAATAGTACAAAGACTATTTAAATAGGATGTCAATATGGCTATAGTAACCACACGAACTGAATTAGAGGAATATTGTTTACGTAAATTAGGTTCTCCTGTAATTGATATTAATGTTGCGGATGAACAAATCGACGATAGAATCGATGAAGCGCTAGAAGTATATCAAGAATATCACTCAGATGCTACAGTCAAAACTTATTTTAAACATTTAGTTACTGCGACTGATGTTACAAACAAATATATTCCAGTTGCAAATAATATTATATTTGTGACTCATTTGTTTCCTATTCGAGTTGGTTCGTCAAGTGGCGCTGGAATGTTTGACATTAAGTACCAAATGATGCTTAATGATATGGTTAATTTAAATAATTTTACTGGTGGTTTAGACTATTTTGTACAAATGAAACAGTATTTAGATCTTATTAATATGACTCTAAATGGAACTCCTCAAGTATCATATCAGCGTAGACAAAATAGATTACAAATATTTGGTGACTTTTCAGATAAAGATATTCAGGCAGGTGATTATCTTGTAGCTGAATGTTATGCGCTTGTAGATCCAGAATCAACATCTGGAACTAAATCAATTTACAATGATTTGTGGTTAAAATCATATGCAGCATCTCTTATTAAAAGGCAATGGGGTTCAAACCTTATGAAATTTGAGGGTATGACACTTCCAGGCGGAGTAATGCTAAATGGTAGACAGATATACGATGATGCTAATATTGAAATACAAGCTGCTGAAGAAAAACTAAGACTCGAGTTTGAATTACCAATTGATTTTTATGTAGGATAATTTATGGCAAAGAATCTATTTTTTGCTGATAAACCGGCAAATGAACAAAATTTATACGAAGACATAATCATAGAATCGTTAAAGATCTATGGTCAAGACGTTTACTATATGCCACGTGAAATAGTAAATGAGGATAAAATTTTTGGTGAAGATGTTCCATCTAAATTTTCAACCGCTTATAAAATTGAAATGTATATTGAAAATCAACAAGGCTTTGATGGAGAAGGAGATCTCTTTACAAAGTTTGGTGTTGAAATTCGAGACGCAGCTAATTTCGTAGTATCACGAAGAAGATGGCGTCATACTGTCGAGCAAAACTCAAATACAATTACTGGTGATAGACCAAGAGAAGGTGATGTATTATATCTTCCTCTTTCTAATTCAATGTTTGAAATTATGCATGTCGAACATGAGCAACCGTTTTATCAGCTAAATAATGTCCCAACATATAATTTACGTTGTGAGTTGTTTGTATATAGTGGAGAAGATCTTGATACTGGAATTGAAACAATTGATGGTATTGAAAATGATGCAGCAAATATCACAATTCTTCTTGATTCAGCAAGAGATCAAAATGGTACACTAAAATCAGATACACTAGCTGATGAAGGCGGTGTTGATTTTTGGGTCGGTGAAACTGTATATCAAATCGATTCATCACTTATATCTATTACTGGAAAACATCCTAGAATATTGGGTGAAGTTATTGAATATAGACCGGATATTAAAACACTAACACTTGGCCATATTGGCGTAGATAGTGCACTTGATTCTACTGGCGCGGGAGTAACTGGATTAATTGGATTTACTGTTGGTAAGAAAGTTGTAAATGATAGAGTTCATGATCAAGGCATATTCCCATTCAATGCATTCTATGGAAGAAATGTAGATTCAAATACGTTCCTATATCCTAGAGTTCGAACTATTCTTTCAATCAATGAAGACACTGGTTATCTTTCAGCACAAAACGATATATTTGATGCTAACTCAACAGCGTCTATAGACTTTTTAGATTTTTCTGAAGGTAACCCATTTGGTGATGCAGAGGATCCATAATGTTTCAATATTTTTATCACGAAAGAATTAGAAAAGCTGTTGCTACATTTGGCACAATATTTAACGATATTCATGTTCAAAGGACTGCACAAAATGGTTCTATAATAGACCAAACAAAAGTGCCTTTAGCGTATGCGCCGAAAGACAAATATTTAGAAAGAATCAGAGAAAATCCATCTCTAATTGACAATACTAAAGTGGCTTTAAAGTTACCAAGAATGTCTTTTGAAATTACTTCATTAGCTTATGATCCAGAAAGAATTCTTCCAAAAAATAATAATTATAATAAAGCATATGGTGCAAGTACTACTCATTCAAATAAAATATATTCACCAGCTCCATATACTATATTTTTCTCATTGAACATCTATGCTAAATTACAAGATGATGCTCTTCAAATTGTTGAACAAATAATTCCGTATTTTAATCCACAGTATACTTTAACTCTTAAACCACTTTCCGGATTTGAAGATATAAAAGAAGATGTTCCAATTACATTGCAATCAGTATCATTTCAAGATGATTTCGAAGGATCGCTAGAACAAAGAAGAACTATAATTTATACTCTTGATTTTGGAATGAGAGTTAATTTTCATGGTCCAATTCGTCAAAGTAAAATTATTAAGAAAACTACAACCGATGTTTATATAGACAAAACCACATTATTAACTTCTGGAGGGGATTCTGATGGTTTATATGTTAAACAAATTACTACGCCTAACCCAGCAAATGCTCAACCATTTAGTGATTTTGGATTTACAACTGTTACAGAATATTACGGAGATTCATCACAATGAAAACATATTTTCAATTAAGAGAAGAACTTAATGAAGGCAAAATAGGTAAAGCTATTGGCACAGGGATTGGTACGGCTGTTGGTGGATTAGGTGGAGCAATTGCTGGTGGCACTGCAGGTGGCTTGGTTGCTCCTGGAATTGGTAATGCTATTGGATTTGGCGCGGGCGGTGTTGCAGGTGGAAATGTTGGTGGAAATGTTGGAGGAAAAATTGGTGACTTTATTACTGGTGATGGAAAACGTGGTGAAAGAGCGGTAAACGCAACCGGAAGAGGAATTAAAAAAGTAGCAACTAGCGTTGGTCGTGCTGGTATGGAAGCAATGAAACCTACACCACCTTCATCAGTAGTTCATCCAGATCATGGTAAAGTTATGACAACTTCTACTGGAAATAAAGTTTTAAGAGGTGTTGATGGTAAACCAACAACTATTTCTCATGATAATTCTGATTTTAAGCAACATGTAGCAATAGTAAAAAATGCTGCAAAAAGAGCGACTAATGATTGGAGAACTCAGCAAACAGCTCAAAGAAAAGCGGTGGCGCCGGCAGTACGAGTACAGGCTGTTAGAAATATGTATAAAAATGCACGTTCAGCTGTAACTGGTCGACCAACGCCGTAAATAAATATAAAGGAATTAGTAATGTTATCATTTAAAAAATATTCTACAGAATCGGTTATTGGTGGCGTAATGGATCCTTATGGCAGAAATCAACCACCAAATGTTACTGCAAATAAATCTAAGAAAGCGCGAGATGTGCAACCAGATAGAATTGATATATCACAAGCTGCTCGTGACCATATGAATAAAATGAAAAGCGGACCAACAGGACCAGAAAATTCTATGGCTGGTTTAATTGGCGGAACAAGAAAAGCTAAATAAATGAGCGATTGGAAAAAATCAGACAATTTACCAGAAGATGACTTCGATTATTCTCGTAGAACTTATTACGATTTAATCGAAAAGGGCCAGGCCGCGCTTGAAGATATGATTGAAGTAGCTCGAGCTTTGGAACATCCAAGAGCCTTTGAAGTTGTGTCTGGCATGATTAAAAATGTTTCAGATGTAAATGACCGCCTAATGGATTTACATAAGAAGAAAAAATCATATGATCAAAAAGACGTACTTCAGGTAACAGCGCCAGAAGGTACAACAAATAATTTATTCGTAGGATCTACAGTAGATTTACAAAGAATGTTACAAGATATAAATAACCCTGTTAAAGATGATAACGTAATTGATATTACAGATAGATTAGATGATGGAAAAGAATGATTCTTATTTAGGCAATCCAAGTGTTAAACGTGATGGTATTGTTACTAATTGGACAAATGATGAAGTTAAAGAATATGCTAAATGCATGCAAGATCCTGCATACTTTGCGAGAAAATATTGTAAAGTAATTCATCTTGATAAAGGTTTAGTTCCATTTGATCTGTATCCATATCAAGAAAAAATGTTTCATCATTTTAATACACACAGATTCAATATTGTTTTAGCATGCCGGCAATCTGGTAAATCTATTTCATCAGTGGCATATTTACTTTGGTTCGCGCTTTTTAACAGTGAAAAAGTTATTGCTGTTATGGCAAACAAGGGTGCTACCGCCCGTGAGATGCTTGGTCGAGTTACACTTATGCTAGAAAACTTGCCATTCTTTTTACAGCCTGGGTGTAAAGCTCTTAATAAAGGGTCTATTGAATTTAGTAATAATTCAAGGATTGTTGCTGCTGCGACATCAGGATCATCTATTCGTGGTATGTCTGTTAACTTACTTTATCTCGATGAGTTTGCATTTGTTGAAAGAGCTTCTGAGTTTTATACCTCAACTTATCCTGTTGTATCATCTGGTAAAGAAACAAAAGTTATTATTACGTCAACTGCAAATGGCTTAGGTAATGTCTTTCATAAAATCTGGGAAGGTGCAATACAAGAAACAAATGAATTTATTCCATTTCGAGTTGACTGGTGGGACGTTCCAGGAAGAGATGAAGAATGGAAAAAAGCTACAGTAGCTAATACTTCACCTGTACAATTTGATCAAGAGTTCGGAAACACATTTTTTGGTACAGGTGATACTCTTATTAATGCTAATACACTTCTTGATCTAAGAAGACATGATCCATTAGAAATTACAAAAGATAGTGTAAAAGTTTATAATGAACCAATTAAAGATCACAGTTATGTGATGTTAGTGGATGTTGCTAAAGGAAGAGGACAGGATTATAGTACTTTTAGTGTAATCGATATTAGCGCGGAGCCGTTTAAGCAGGTTGCTGTATATCGCAATAATCTTATCTCTCCTCTCCTCTTCCCTAATATTATATATAAGTATGCGAATTCCTATAATCAAGCAATGGTTGTAATAGAATCAAATGATGCTGGGATGGTTGTATGTAATGGGCTATATCATGATTTAGAATACGAAAATATGTATGTTGAATCAGCTATTAAAGCAGATGCACTTGGTATTCTTATGACTCGTAAAGTAAAACGAATTGGATGTTCTTCATTTAAAGATCTATTAGAAAATAACAAACTTGAAATTGTAGATGAAGATACAATCATAGAAATTTCTACATTTACTGCAAGAGGTTCATCGTATGAAGCTTCAGATGGAAATCATGATGATATTGTTATGAATTTAGTTATGTTTGGATATTTTGCTGGCACTTCATCATTTGGTGAAATGACTGATATTAATATACGAGATCTTATGTTTCAACAGCGAATGCAAGAGATTGAAAACGATGTATTAGACTGGGGGTTTGTGGATGATGGTTTAAATGACATTTCACAGCCAGTAATAACATCTGATCAATGGCAAATAGAAGAACCAAAGCAAGATTGGCTTGTTCAAGATTGGGATGGTACAAGTCTTTAAAATCAAATGTATATAAATATAAGTAATTGATAGACAACCGTATTATGAAACTTATAATTCAATTAGATTGGAAAAGGAAACGACATGGCAATATATGCACCATCAGAGTCTCCGGCAGTAGTTACAAGAGAAATTGACTTAACAAATGGCGTACCCAATGTACCTACTTCTACAGGTGTTATTGTAGGCGATTTTCGTTGGGGACCTTGTAACGAACCGATTCTCGTAAATAACGAAGGTACTTTAGTATCAACATTTGGGACGCCAAGTGATGCAACTTCAGTTGACTTTCATAGCGCTTCATATTACTTGAGATATTCAAGTGATTTGTTTGTTATTAGAGCTACAGATTCAGATACAGCAACAAATGCTTTTCAGGCTGGTGGATCACCTGCAAGAACAGCAATTACTGTAGAAAACCAGGCAGAATTTGAAGCTCAATTCTCTGCACTGGATTCTGATAATCATACATTTATAGCAAAGTATCCAGGATCTTTGGGTAATTCAATAAAAATAGAAATATGTGGTTCAAACCACACAGATCCTACAAATGCAGCGTATCATACAGATTTTGATGCGTGGGCATTCAAAAATAACTTTGACACTGGTCCAGGAACATCAGCTCATACTGCTAATATTGGTGGTGTAAACGACGAAGTACACGTAGCAATTGTTGATACAACTGGACTTCTTTCTGGAATCAAAAACTCTGTTTTAGAAACATATCCTTACGTTTCTCAAGCAGTTGGAGCACAAAATGCAGATGGTACTAATAACTTTATTAGAGAAGTTATTAATCAAAGATCCCAATACGTAAAAATGGTTGATATGCCAACTGGTATGGGCACCGGTGCTGGTGCTGCAGCTACTTCAACATCAGATATGAAACTGGCTGCGCAGTTAGATGTTACATTAACTCTCGGGGATGAAGGTGATCCTCTTGGAGTCGATGATTATATGAATAGTTATAATTTAATTGATGATCCAGCTCAGTATCTAATTGATTTTATAATTGCACCAAGTTTAGTAAGCTCTACAGATCATGTTACTCTTACTAATCACTTAACATCAATTGCTGCTCAAACTAGAAAAGATTGTATGGTTTTTGCTTCTCCGATGAGATCTGGTGTTGTTAATAGTCCAGCAACGGCAAATGCATCTATCTTAACTGGTCTTAAAAACTTAACAAGAAGTTCATATCTTAGCGTAGATAATAATTTCTTAAAAGTGTATGACAAATACAATGATAAGTATATTCACATTCCTGCATCATCTTCAACAGCTGGTTTATGTGCAGCTACTGATAATAATTTTGCTCCTTGGGTATCACCTGCTGGTACACGAAGAGGACAATATTTTGGTGTAACTGGTTTAACATATTCACCTAATAAATCTCAAAGAGATGAGCTTTATAGAAATGGCATTAATCCAGTAACTAATATGCCAGGAAGCGGTATTCTATTATTCGGTGATAAAACACACTTAGATAGACCATCAGCATTTGATAGAATTAATGTTCGTAGACTCTTCTTGGTTATCGAAAGAGCCATTGCAGAAGCTGCTAAAAATATTCTATTCGAATTTAATGACGAATTTACAAGAGCAGAATTTGTAAATATCATTGAACCATTATTGAGAGATATAAAAGGTCGAAGAGGTATTACTGACTTTAGGCTATTAGCCGATGAGACAAATAATACTCCATCGATTATCGATACAAATCAATTTGTAGCAAGTCTCTTTATTAAACCAGCACGGTCGATTAACTTCATCACTCTTAACTTCGTTGCAGTTCGCACCGGTGTTTCGTTTGAAGAAGTTGTTGGTCAGGCTACATAAAGGGATAGGAGAATAAAATGGCAATATTAGGTGTAGACCAATTTAAAGCTAAATTAGCAGGTGGCGGCGCACGTCCCAATCTGTTTAAAATCACACTTGCTTATCCAAGAATCATGACTGGTGATGTTGAACTAACATCATTTATGTGTAATGCCGGTAATTTACCAGCATCTACTATTAATCCAGTTGCAGTTCCATATCGCGGTAGAATATTATATATGGCCGGAGATAGAACTTTTGAGGCTTGGTCAGTAAATATCATTAACGATACTAATTTTGAAGTAAGAAAAAGTATGGAAATTTGGATGAATGCAATGAATGCTCACCAATCAAATACTGGTGTTACTTCACCATTAGATTATCAAGCTGATTTAACTGTTGAGCAACTTGATAAAAATGAATCAACTCTATATACGTATATATTTAGAGGTTGTTTCCCATCAAATATTTCTGAAATCGCACTTTCATATAGTAGTAATGATACTATAGAAGAATTTGGTGTAAATTTCATGGTACAATATTGGGAAAGTTTCACAGGAGTAGGTACTGGTTCAAAAGTTACTTCTTAATTAAGTAATAAATAGTACTAATTGAAAAGGTATAGGGGGAAATACTTTCCCCCTTGCCAGTATATTTAAAGGATTAATTATGGCAGATAATTCACTTAAGCTTTTTGGTTTTGAAATAAAAAGATCTGGCTCAAAAGATAAAGAAGAAAAGCTAAAATCAGTTGTTACTGCAAAGGACGACGATGGCGCTGGCTATGTGACTGCTTCAGGAGCTGGTCATTTTGGCCAATATGTAGATATTGATGGCAGTGGATCTAAAGACAATTATCAGTTAGTAATGAAATATAGAGGTGTTGCTATACATCCAGAATGTGATGCTGCAATTGAAGATATTGTAAATGAATCAATTGTTATAGATGATGAAAGTCCTGGTGTTTCTCTAGAATTAAATGAAATTGAAGCCAGTGAAAATATTAAAAATCAAATATCAGAAGAATTTGAAAATATTTTAAGAATGTTAAATTTTTCTGAAGATGGTCATGACATCTTTCGTAGATGGTATGTCGACGGTAAAATTTATCATCATTTAGTTGTAGATCCAAATAATGAAAAAATGGGCATTCAAGACATTCGTTTTATTGATGCAGTGAAAATGCGTAAAGTAAAAGAAATTAAAAAGAAAAAAGATCTAACAACAAATGCTGATATTATTGAAAATGTAAAAGAGTATTACATTTATCAAGAATCTCCAGGAAAAGGTGGCGCTGGGGCTATTCATACATCACAAAATAGACAAGCAGTTAAATTTACTGAAGATTCTATTAGTTATGTTACATCTGGACTATTAGATGAAAAAAGATCAAAAGTTCTTAGTCATTTACAAAAGGCTATTAAGCCAGTTAATCAACTAAGAATGATGGAAGACTCGCTTGTCATTTACAGACTTGCTCGAGCACCAGAAAGAAGAATTTTTTATATCGATGTAGGTAACCTTCCAAAGGGTAAAGCTGAAGAGTACATGAAAAATATCATGGCTAAATATCGTAATAAATTAGTATATGATGCTAATACTGGTGACTTACGAGATGATCGTAAACATATGTCAATGCTTGAAGATTTCTGGTTACCACGCCGTGAAGGTAATAGAAGTACAGAAATTTCTAGTCTTCCAGGTGGAGATAATCTAGGACAGATTGACGATATTATTTACTTTCAGAAACGATTATATAAAGCTCTTAATGTGCCAATGCAAAGATTGGATCAAGAAAATAATGGATTTAGTATTGGCCGTTCAACTGAAATTAGTAGAGATGAAGTTAAGTTTCAGAAGTTTATAGATAGACTGCGCAACAGATTTTCACATCTATTTCTTAAAATCCTGAAGAAACAGCTAGTTCTTAAAAAGGTTATAACTGAAGCTGATTGGTCAAAATGGGAAAGAAATATTCGTGTTAATTACAATAGAGATAACCATTTTGCTGAATTGAAAGAGTCTGAAATATTAAAAGAAAGAATACAAACATTAGATATGGTCAGTCAATATGTAGGTGAATATTTTACAAAAGATTGGGTTATGAAGAATGTTTTAAAATTATCTGAAGAAAATATGAAAGAATTAAAAGACAAAGTTGATGAGTTAGAAGATAAAAACAAAGAAGATGAAGATGAAGCTATACAAAATCATATGAACGCGCAACAGCAGCAAACAAACCAACAAGCCGCAATTCAGCAACAGCAAATAAGCCAACAACAACAAGCTACTGAAGAGCCACCACAGCAATAAAAAATATTATTTAAAAGATTTAAATGTATAAATATAACTAAATAAGCGGAGAATACAATGGAAGATGAAGTTGAAAATGATTATGAAATCGAAACTACAGCAGAAGAAGATATGGATCTTGATGAACCGGAAGTTGAAGCTAATCCTTTAATGGATATGGTTAATGCAATTGGTGATGGAGATTTGTCGGGCGCTTCTAATATATTTTCAGGTCAATTGAATAATAGATTAAGTGATGCAATTGAACAAGAAAGAATTAGTGTTTCTAGTAATATATTTGATGGCAATCAGGAAGAAATAGTAGATGCTTAAGTTTAAAGAATTAAAAGCTAATTTACAAGAAGCTTCTAATATAGTTAAAAAAGTAAAGATTAACCGCAAAAATGTAGTTATTCAAAAACTTGCACCTAATAAATTTAAGACTTTAATTGATGGCGATGAATTAGACACATATCCAAATGAAAAAGAAGCTATGGCAATGGCTAAAGAATTCATTAAGCAGTATAAAGGAAGATAATATGACAATGGTTACACTCATGGGTTCAGAAGTAAATGCGGCC